TGCTAGTAACACCGGATGGAATGAGATAGGTATTGGAGGCGACGTTGACGGACCTGCGGGTTCTACCGACTCAAGGATTGCATTGTTCAGCGGTGTCACTGGTAAATTATTGAAAGATACTTCTGATATCACTATTACAGCTGTCAATGAAATTACAGGTGCCACAGAAGTTCATTTGAAATCATCTAGTGCGACAGGATTTATCTCACTTGAGACGTTAGCGCATAATGATACAATAGCAACTGCTAAGATGACTAGTTCATCTGCATCAACTAGTTTCTTTGTAGGTACTCAAGACCCAGAGGGTGTAGTTACCGCAGACCCAGGTTCTCTTTATATTAGAGCAAATGGAACAAACAGTTCTATCTTTATACTAGAGTCTGCTGGAACTGCCAACACTCCTTGGGAAAATATACTATCGGCTGCTAGCGGAGGAAATGTAGATGGTCCCGCTGTTTCGGTCGATGGGCATTTAGTCGCGTTTGATGGAGTCACTGGGAAGTTACTTAAACAAGTCTCAGATGTGTTTGTCCGAGCGACAAGTGGAACAGACGATCCAGTTATTGAGATTCAAGATAGCGTTGGAACGCCAGAATTGGTCCTAAGTGCTGATTTTAGCAGTGGGAATAATGCGCTTGTCTCACAAAGCTTGTTAGAAATAACAACAGGCTCCCAGCTTTTAAGGTTAAAAGCCGCCGTTGCTGGAATGGCTTGGGATTGCTCCAATGTTGCCTTGTCTGGTCAAGTTATGACCATAGACAACATCACTGCTGGCGTGGGTAAGCTCCAGTTTAAGGACGCGACAAACGAACGTGGTTTTATTGGATATGACGTATCAGCAAATGCTATTGTGGTCGATAGCAAAGACCCTGGAAATACATCAACAATAATTAAGTCTGATAATAGCGTAACAATTGAAAATTCAAACGTTAGCGGATTTATTGCATTAGTAAGCACAGGCAGTTCTGATTTAACAGAGGTTTTCCTTGCTCAAAATACTGGAACTAATCCCGGTCAGGTTGATTTTCATGTTGGCAATAGAGACCCGAACGGCAATGTAAACCAAAACGAAGGAACTGTTTATTTCAGAGAAAGTGGCGCAACTTCTGCCATTTATTTAAAAACTTCTCCGCTAGCTTCCGCTACTGGTTGGCAGGAGCTCTTACACACTGGAAGTGGAGCATCAGGAGACGTTGACGGCCCAAGTAGCAGTATTGATGGGCATTTGGTATCGTTCGATGGGACTACTGGGAAGTTAATCAAACAGGTTGAAGACGTTGTGCTTCAGGCAAGCGGCGTTAACTCTACCTCAAGGCTTGATTTTAAAAATAGCGTCGGGACTGTTGTTGGTAGCTTATTAGCTGACAATAATGTCTCAGATATGGAGATAACGACTTCATATAATTTGATATTATTTAGTACTAATTCACGTGGCGTTGAACTATTGACACAGAACGTCGCCGCTAGCCTTTTAATGCAAAATATTTCAACGCCAGATACGGTGAGAAATACGAGATTTTTTCAAGGCGGCACTAACGGCGGCACAATGGATTTACATGTGGGTAGTCGTACCCCACTTGGTAATGTAACCGCGAACGGCGGCTCTTTATACATTCGGGATTCTGTTACAAGCTCAGAGTTATATTTTAAAAAATCTGACGCATCTAATACTGAATGGCATGAAGCCGTCCTTAAAAATGATGCTTCCACGACTACAGGACAGTTCGCCATTTGGGATGGTACGAGTAGCACAGTAAACGGGTCAGACCAATGGACGTTAATTGGAAATGCCATAATTTCTGAAGCTGCAAGCCCAGTCACTAGCACGAGATTAATCTACCAGAATTCTAGTGGAACTCCTATCGCCAGTATTGATGCCAACAATAACACTAGTGAGCTTGTTCTATCAACGCCGACTACGTATAACATAGAGCTTAATTGTACTGATGGAAATATTCGTTTAATTACACAAGCAGCTACCAACCGACTAATAATTGATCACGCCGCACTGCCTGATACTTTGCCAGGAATTGAGTTTATCCAAGGCGGAGCTAATGGCGGAAGGTCTGATATTTTTGTAGGTAATCGTACCCCAGAAAGTGTAGTGACGGGTAGCGGCGGCAATATTTATATACGCGACGATGCTGCTAACTCAGAAATTTATTTAAAGCGTTCAAGTACTACGAATATGAACGAGTGGTCAAGACTCAAGCACGAACAAGATAATGCCATTGCCTCAATTAATCGTGTTATCGGCGCACCTATAGCTAGTCAATCGCTCAGTAACAGCGTTAAGAAATGTAATGCTTTTGATTCCAATGGATTTACAACAGGAGGCGAGCTAGTAGCAGACCAAGCGAATAACCATATTCAGATTGCGAATATCATTGATACGACTAATGGTGATTTATATCAAGTTGACTGTAATATAGGTGTAAATGGAACTCAATTAGCTGTAGTAAATATTGGCATTATAACCAGTGATGGACTCGGTATTACATTTACTCCTGTTTTTGTAGCAGAACGATTCTTTGGAAATTCAGCTGATACCAACGCAATATCTTTATCGGGATTGGTACGCGGTCCATCCTCAATCACAGGCACGGGATTTATCGGTCTTGGTTTTGTTGTTGCCGCTGGAACCACAGGTACTATCTATTGGCACAGTCTTAATCTTAATGCTCGGAGGATTTAATCATGGCTTTACATGCACACTGTAAAATACAATACAACACAGCATTCGTACTCGTTTTCCATGAAACTGGAATTGCAGAAGACATTGTAAATGCTGACTTTTCAACTGGTGATTTGGGAAGCCCGAGTTTATTTGGCAATAATCATTTAGTAATAACTGGAGCACAGGGTACGACACTAAACACAAATGAAAGTGGTGGCTCAAACAGTCTCGGCGTTACTAGCGAGACTGGTATATCTGTTGGTGAGTGGGTTGCTATTGAGTTGGATGTTGCTGGAGCATTTGGTACACACTTCTGGACAAAGGTAACTGCTACATCGGCTAATCAGGTTGATATTCTTGACGCTTTACCGAGTGCCGCTAGTATCGGTCAGCAAGTTGTTAGTGTCTCACAGCTTGATACTACAACAGCCTTTACTGTTACCGAAGATTTTAAAGATATTAAAGCTAAAGGTATATTTAGTAAAACGCAGAATTTCAGACAAGGTTACTACACCTTTAATGATGTGGCATTTAACGCGACTGAACAGTTAATGACAGAAGTAAACACTATTCTAAGTAGTGCGAAAGCTGTCACTAAGTATGATATCCCAGATGCAAACGGTCATACGTTTGTTTTTGCTGATGAGAATGAGGCTAATCTATTTGCTGATGGTCTTGCCGAGTTTAATGAACTTCTTCAAACTGGTCAGGATACGCTACTTGATAGCGTTAGAGATGCGATTAATAGTCAGGCTGCAATGGATGCGATTGTAGATAGTCGTACAGAGCCAGTTCCAACATTTTCTGGAACGGCAAAACCTGTCGTGAGGTTCGATGATAGCACAAAGCAAGAGATCAACTTAACCGCTGAAAATGCAACCGCTATTACATCTATTCAGTGGTTTGATGAATTTGCGGCGTTACAAAACTCTATTTTTACAGATTACAACGTTGATAAGTTTTGTATTGATGCGCTCAACTATAGATTAGAGCTTAAGGGTGAAAGTATTAACGGTGTAGAGATTTACGCGGCTAATGCGTCCGGCATCGTCACAATACAAACAGACGGTCCGGATACAGTTCAACTGTTTCACTGGCGTACTTTAGGAACAAACGGTGATTTCATCGACGTGTTTTTGGGAAGCCGTAACCCAGAGGGGTTAGTCCTTAGTGACGGAGGCTCGATTTATTTTAGAGCAGGCACAACAACAGCCGATGTTTTTTTAAAAAAGACTGATGGTGTCAATATTGGCTGGCAATCAATAAAAGGTAATGTTGTCGGTCCTTCAAGTGCAGTTGATAACAGGATTGCAACCTTTGATTTAACAACCGGCGAAATAATACAAGATGGCGGTGCTACGCTTTTAACAACTGGCGGAACATCAACGCTAGATTCTAACACAAACAATTTAGTCCTTCGCTCGGATGGAGGTAGTACAACTATCTTTGCAGACGGTTCAATTGCGATAACAGCCGACAGCGCGGGGATGACTTTTACCTCCGCTGGAACTGTCACTTATAACTTTAGTAGCAATACAATTGATACAAACTGTGGTGTTTATGATTTAGACGCGAATGGCGCAATCAGCTTAAGTACATCTGCGGGTGATGTAACATTAGAGCCGGGAAGCGCAAACAATGTTGTCTTAAACACAACTGGTTTTATTGATATTAATGCTGGTGTTGGTACTGGCAAAGTGCTTGACATGTTCTCTGATGGTATCGCGGCGGCTAACAGTGACTGGTATCTAACAAATGCAAGTCCTGAAGGCGTAATTACTGGTAATGGCGGCGACGTTGCGATTGTCGACAACGGCACTAGCTCAGATTTCTTATTTAAGACAACTGACGCTTCTAATACTGGCTGGGCCTCTGTTTTAAACAACTCGGTCGAAGAATTTACGGCCGATGCAACAATAATTGCTGAGAGCGACCATGTTAGAATTGACGCTTCTGTTGCTATTCGTACAGCTACATTGCCTTTAGCTTCGGTAGTACGTCAAGGCAAGATTATGTCGTTCAAACTCGCAGATATATCATCGACATTCTATGGTGATTTAGCTCTTCCTGGTTCAGATACTATCAACGGTTCTACTGTAAATCGAAGAATGGGCGCTTTAAATGACACGTTTACCATTATGCGAGTTGGTTCAGCGTCTTGGGACATTATCAATACAGACCGTTCTGCTATCGCGGAAATGTCTCATACAGGTGGCTCAACCGCTCAAGGTTCTGTCGGTTCAACACCTTTAGTAGTTACCGCGTTTAATAATAACATTGTATCTACAAATGGTGTAGTTGCAGCCGACCAAGCCAACAATGAGTTTGATGTCACTCATGTCGAAGGAACTATTGATACATACTTAGTGGGTGCGTCAATGTCGCTTGAGTTTGACAACAATGTCGACGCTCTTTTAGAGGTGTTCGTGAATGGTGTCGCTACAGGCATAACCGCCCAGTTTAATGGTACTGGCGCAGGCGACGCTCATAATATAGCGCTGAATGGCTCGTTTACTGTTGCCACTGCTGGGCACGATGTCGATATCCGAATATCTGCACCAGGAGGTGGCTCTAATACAGCGACTTATATTTCAGCTCATGCAACAATTGTGAGGTCAAGATAATGTCATTTTTTCATTGTGAAATAGAAAACGGAATTATACGAGTTATTTTTAATTATCCATCTAGCATAACTTTACTTGCTGGAACAGATTTTGAGACTGGCGATGTGACTATCCCTGGTTCGCCTCCTGATAATCCGTGGGGATTAACTCCAGGATCAACTTTAGGCAGTGATTTGACTACAGCCGTCATTGCAACTGGTGCTGTTTGGATTATGACTTCTACTACAGGAATGTCAGCTAATAATAAAGTAGGTATTGAGTTAGATTCAGGGCATTGGTTTTGGACAAGAATAACCACAATAGATAGTGGAGTTCAGATAACAGTAGATAGAGGTTCTCCAGGAGCGGCGGCAATTGGTAATCGTTGTGCTGTGGTATCTCAATTATCAGGTTCAACTGACTTTACCATTGTTGAAGATTTCAAGACACCGAAAATAGAAAATGTTCGTAATAAAAGCGAGAGATTAAGCTGGAGAGGTGTTAGTCACGAAGGAACTATATTTGGAATAATTCAAAAACAAACAGGACGTGACTTAATGGCTATGAGTGCATTTATTCAAACTAATGCCGATAATGCTGGAGACGCTAAACCTAGTTTTGATTTTCCTAATAAAGACGGCGAGTGGATTGATATACCTGATGCCACTAGTTTTAATCAACTCCAAAATAAAATGGGTGATCGTCACAAAGAAATTTATCAGGACGCAGGAGGCGAAAAAGATTTAATTTATGATGTCATTGACGCCGATAATACTTTAACGGCAATGGACGCCATATCCGATAGCCGAACTTAATATCAATTTGGGTATCAATTTTTAACATAGTTTGGTAGAATTACTAGGCTGATATTAAACTAAAACAACATGAGGTGAAACATGTCCGAAAATCAAGAAAGTAAAATTTATTCGTTCCTTCAGATGGATGAAGCAGGCTATAACGTTATATGTAACCTGTTAGATCTTGCGCGCGTACACGGAACTCGTCAAAATGCTGGGGATGCATTAGGTATCATTCAAGGTTTAGAAGCTAATCATAAAGAAATTGATCGACAACTAAGCGAAGCCGTAGCCAAAGCCAAAGATGAATCTGATGATAATATTGGTGGTAAAGGCAAGAAGTCTAAAAAATCTAAAGACACTAAAGAAAAATAAGGAAAATAACTCGTGCCCACTGAAGTACAAAAGGTAATAACTGCTCTTAATAAATTCAGTACTGATCTTATCAAGCAATTGGTAATTGAATCGACTGCTGAGGTAGTTAAGAGAACTCCTATTGATACTGGTTGGGCACGAGCTAATTGGATTCCTTCAATAGGACAATCCATTGCTGAAACTACAGGACAACAGGAAGCCGTTACCACTTCTCGTCAAGAAGCAGGAATTGCTGAGGTCCTTACAAGCTATACTTTAAATAGAGGTAATCTGTTTATCACGAATAACGTTCCATATATCAATAAATTAAATGAGGGAACTTCTACGCAAGCTCCTGCCGGTTTTGTCCAACAATCAATAGCTCGTGCCATTAAACGAGTCATTACCAAGAGAATTCAAACAGGTACGGCAGACAAGGTAATTTAACTTATGACAACTATTAACGACGCAAAGAAAACAGTTTATAATACTTTTATAGCCGGATGGACAGCTGAGACAGCACCATTCACATTTGACAACGAGAGCTTCTCTCCACCAGTTACTGAGTGGGTAAGACTAGTTGTTCGAAACACAAATTCCAATCAAGAGACGTTAGGTCAGAAGACAGCGAGACGGTTCTTGAGACAAGCGTCAGTTCTCATTCAAATATTTACAGTGGCAAATACAGGAACTAAAGAAGCGGATAGACTAGCTGATGTAGCAAAGAATATTTTTGAAGGCGAGAGAATAGGCAATATTTGGTTTCTTGAGGCAGATGTACGAGAAACTGGAACGGACGGCGAGTGGTATCAGGTTGTCGTCGAAATCATTTTTAACTACGAAGAAACTAAATAGGAGATATCCATGGGCCGTTCATTAACCAATAGCCTCAATATGCAATACGCTATTGAGGAGACAGAAAACCTAGGTTCAGCTGGTATAGGAGTTCTACCAGGATCTCCTATATGGAGAATACTAGAACCTAATACCATAGGAACATTCGCGGCTTCAATTAGTTCTGTAGCTCGAGATCCTATCTCAAAATTACGTCAACGTCAGAAAGGTACAGTAACCGATCTCGACTCATCTGCTGAGTTTGAGGCTGACTTAACTATCTCTCATATACTCGATTTCTCTGAGGGATTCTTTTTCTCTACATTTACTACAGTATATAACGAGAAAGACCCAGATTTTACAGGCGTAACTGCTCCTAGTACATACACTGTAACTAATACTCCTGTTGGAGGTGTATTCACCAGAAGTCTTATATTCGTCCGTGGATTTACAGCAAGTGCAGTTAATAACGGATTCAAGGAGGTAGCTTCAGTTACAGCGACTACAATTGTTGTTACTGCTACGGACTTAGTCACTGAGACAACTCCTACTAACGCCGAACTTGAAGTCGCAGGTTTTAGAACTGCTGCCGGTGATTTAGATGTTGATACAAACGGCAATTTAACTACCACTTCACTTGACTTTACTACGTTAGGTCTTACAGTCGGTCAATTTATTTGGATTGGTGGAGACGCGTCGATTAATCGATTCTCTACTGTGGCAAATCTTGGATATGCACGTGTCACGGCAATTGCCACTAACTTGCTTACAATCGATAAAAAACAAACAACATTTGTTTTAGAAGCTAATGCCGCTCAGGAAGTCGATATTTACTTCGGACGATTCTTGCGTAATGTCCCCGTTGACGACCCAATCTTCTTAGAGAGAACATTTCAGTTCGAATTAACTTACGCTGGACTTAGTGAGACTATTCCAGGTAATCCAATGCATGAATATTCTCTAGGCAACTTTGCAAATCAGATGGCTATCAACATGCCTCTAACTGATAAGGCAACTATTAGTTTTGCTTTTATAGGTATAGACACTGAGCCACCTGTAGAGACTGCTAATCGTAAGACAAATGCGGCGACTCCTATATTCCCTACTAGGACATCAGCTTTTAATACTACCTCTGACTTAGCTCGGTTACGAGTAGCTTTGGTAGATGAGACTGGTCTTACATCTGACTTTAAGTCTCTCACAGTTACGTTAAATAATAACGTATCTCCTGAAAAAATACTCGGCAAACTTGGTGCTAAATTTGTTAACGCAGGTAATTTTGATGTTAATGTCGAGTCACAAGCATTATTTACAGACGCACGTATCGCTGCAGCTGTTCGTGACTTCACAACGCTTACTATGGATTTTGCTGTTGTAAATGACAACGGCGGCATCTACTATGACATCCCATCTTTAACGTTAGGTGGAGGCGATCGTGAGTTTCCGATTGATGAATCAATTTTAATCAACCTAAATGGTGAGGCGTTCTCGGATCCAGTACTTAATACTTCAATTAGTATGTCACTGTTCCCGTTTCTCCCAGCCATTGCTAGTGCATAAGGAGACGTTATGTCAAAGTTCGGCCACTTAAAGCAGTTAAATTGTAAACAGTCAACTGAGTATATTATCTATCAACTTGATGGTCAGCCAGTGTTAGTTCTAGCACCGGCCACCGAGAGCAATAGAGGATATTTCAACGCTTTACTTCGTAAATCTCGTAAGAATATGCGCGTCGTTCAGTCTGGTAAAGTCAGTGCTTCTGTTATCAAACAGAATCGAGACGAAGACCGAATATTATACGCCGATCATATTATAACCGGATGGAAGAAAATGCTTGATAGCAATGGCAAAGAGATTCCATTCACTAAAGAAGACTGTAAAGAATTCATAGAAGAGATACCGGACTGGTTATTTGACGAGATTAGAGCGTTCGCATCTAACGTTCAAAATTTTATCGAGGACGCAATTGACGTAGAGGAGACAGCAAAAAACTGAAGGAACGTCTTTTATGGGAGTTAAAATTCCAGAAAGACGGATTCTCAGTAGAGTCAGCCCTTAAAAAAGGGCGCGATTTGCCTCAGTGGTTCTTAGATGAACCACATCTTTATCCAGGCGACGTATTTTACTTAAAAGCATTTTTTGATTTAAGTACGTGTCGGCAAAGTGGTATGGGATTGGGACCGATACCTTGGCATATAATAGTACAGTATGCTAAGTTTTACCAGCTGGAAGAAGATGTGACTGAGGCATTTATCGACGTAATACGAGAGATGGACACTGCTTTTCTAGAGAAGAATCAACCTCAAGATAAGCCTAAACCAATAACTGGTTCTAAGAACAAAGTCAGGAGAAGACATGGCTGATTTTAATATAAGAGTTATAGTCGATACCTCGCAGGTTCAAGTAGGAACAAGAAGGGTTGAGAATTCTCTTGATCGAGTTAATAGAAGCGCCGATAGACTCAGAAACACAATAGGCCGCGTTTTCACATTCGCGGCTTTTTCAGCTGGTGTCGTTCAGCTGCTTCAAGTCGCAGACGCGTTCACTCAACTTCAAAACAGAATTAAGCAGGTCACAACATCTGAGGTACAACTGACCGCAGTAACCAACGAATTATTTAGAGTATCACAATTAACCAGGGCCAGTTTTCAGACGACTGCAGAATTATTCACTCGTGTCTCACTGGCGACAACCGAATTAGGTCTCACCCAACGAGAGACAATTAAATTTACCGAGTCTCTTAATAAAGCTGTTATA